ATAAGTGCAATAATCCAGCGGAGGTGGCTGAGCCAATCGGTCACCTCTGCTATTCCTGTTGGTTAAACGAGTATATTAAACTCTCTAGAAAGGAGACTAAGCATTATGGAAATGGACCTTATGACCGTGATCATGCTCGTTGTGGTATTTTTCATCCCTTAAAATAAGTGGGGTCACCTATGCACAAGCTAGTACCTGTAGATGATAACGTCACCCATGTATCTTGCCCCGAGTGTGGTGGTGAAGGGACTTGTGAGTATGAACGTCCCGTGATTGACCATATGAATGGTGGATACTTAGAAGGTTACATGGATGAGTGCGATAAATGTGAGGGTTCTGGAGAAGTAGAACTTGACCCCGAACGTGATTGCGTTGTAGATGAGTACGGCAATCTGTATTGGAAAGATGAGCCACGGTTTTAGTGATAACAAACGAGTTATCACATAGTATCTGTTGTGGCATACTATATTTAGTGGTAGAGAGCCTCTCTATCATGTAACCACCGACCGCTCAAGAAAGGAGTAGGTTATGACTGAGAAAGTTGAAGTTAATGCTGTTGTATCTGGTTTGTCTGGTGCTGCTACTGCTGTGCCTGAGAGTAGTGAAGTAGACAATGCTGTGTGTACAGACATTGCTGCTCGTGATGAGGTTAACCCAATCAATGCACAGGCTCAGCGCATAAGTGATGTGCGTAGCAGGTTTGAGAACCTTGGTGCTGATATGGCTCACATCATGGGTTTACTTTACAAGTTGAAAGATATGTCTATCGGCCAGCAAAACCTAGATGCTGCTGGTAAAACAGTAGATGATATCTACGCTCGTGTGATTGACCTAGAAGCCAAGCTAGAAGAGTTAGATGATGAGGTTGTTAAACGAGATGATTTCGACCCCGATAACTACGTTGCTGACTGTGACCTTGAAGACCGCGTGTTAGAAATACTGCGTGACCGCGTTACTTTCAATGTAGATATCGACATCTCATGACTACTTACAGTGAGGTGCGAGGTGCGATTAAACACCTCCGTAACCTAGATGAGTTCCAGTATACTCTGGAGCAAGGTAACAAAAATTACGAGTTAGACCGTGAGTGCGGTCTACTCTCATACACTCTGGCTACGGTGTGCTTCCGTAGTCCAGAGGCCAGAGCAGTCTTAGAAAGCATGATTGCAAACAAGGCTAGAGAAGTAGCCCTATTGGAAGAAAGGACCAAGAAACATGGCAGATCCCGAAAACTATAAGTCTATCTCGGTTGACCCAGATACTTACCATCTGTTAAAAACTGTGGCCGATGCCGAGTGCCGCAGTGTAGCGATGCAGATCCGCTGGATGATTAAGAATGGTATGGTCAACCCGCCAAGCCAGACTATGCCTACTCCTGCCGTCGCGGCCCCTACAAGTAGGATTAAGGTCAAACGGCGTGGGGGAAAAAAGGTGATCACTTATGGTGCCACCGCTGAGATTCTGCTGAGGTTGTACGAAACCAATGCTACCCTGACTGCCCGTGACTTCATGGATATTGCTGAGATTGAAGACCCTTCGGGTGCGTTGTACAATCTGGCAAGGCGTGGTGACGCCCAGCGGTTAGGCGATGATAAGCCCCATAAGTACCACATCACGGCGCAGGGGACTGCCAAGGCCCGTGAAATTATACGCAGGAGGGAAAACGATGCCGCGTAAAAGTAAGTTCAGCCAAGAGTATGTGGATAACGTCCACGATTTGAGGAATGCAGGTGTCTCTTTGGGGGACATCTGCAAACGTAAAAAGTTGACCCGCAGTCAACTTAACTATATCCTCTATACTCGATCCAAAACCGAGATGGTTATCTCCGTAGACCAGTTTAATAACAAGAGCCAAAAAGCTCTGGGTTCCGCACCTCCGTCGCAAAATGTTTGGATTGATATGTGGCAACGTGTGAAATCTATGTTAGGGTGGGACGTGAAGAAGTAACCTTGCTTCATAATTCCTCCCTAAACTTGCCCTCAGTCGGTAACGGCTGGGGGTCTTTTACCCACTAAACTTGGTTCGCGAGGCAAAAAAGACCGCTTCTCGACGCCGCTCGATCGTCTCAAAGGCAGGGGGTGGTAGGTGGGTAACCCCCTATATTAGTCAGTTTGGTATATAGGGGTGAATGATGGATGGGAGTAAATTTGTTTTTTATGAATTGAAAATATACGATATATGGGTATCCACATATATTCAATGAGTTGTGGGTGGGTTGATGGTTCAATAACCAATATCTCAACGAAAGTATTTCCGTCCGCGCGGTTGAATCTGCGATAAATTTGAATTTAACAAAATTCTGTTTTGGTCCTATTATGCAAAGTATCCCATCGCTAAGAGGAGAGGGGTCACATGGCTCTGGCAAAAGCGACTCATAAACCTACACTCGATGTCGTCGCAAATCCGCGCAAAGAAAAATCCATCACGCCGAAACAAGAAGAATTTGCACGACTCTATGTCTGTGAGGATATTTCTCAGACTGAGGCAGCAGTCCGCGCTGGATATTCTGTGAAGTCTGCCCATGCCATTGCCTCACAATTACTCAATGGGCAGCGGTATCCCCACGTCGTGGAGAGGATCCGTGAACTGAAGCAAGAGCTGGCTCGTAAGTATGAGGTGAGCTTTGAAGGTCACGTCAAGAAACTTGCAGAGATCCGTGACGCTGCCATGACGGGAGGAAATTTTGCTGCTGCCGTCGCTGCCGAGAAGTCCAGAGGACAGGCTGCTGGGATCTATATAGATCGTAAAGAAATCCTCCATGGAAAGATTGATCAGATGAGTCGCGATGAAGTAATGCGAGAAATTAAAAAGATTCAGGAAGAGTTTCCCGCGCTGGCTGTCGTCGCAGACGGTAACCTCGTAATAGAGCATGAAGACGGTGACAAATAAAGAGTTATCGTTTAAACTCTGTAGGGGTACATTATAATTATTGCAACGCTCACAGAAAGGAGCTCACAATGAAGATGCCAAAACCTCTTACTTATGTGTTCAACGAGGGACGCTCACAAACAGTCCTGCGTTATGCACCCATCAACGCGGCTTGGATGGTTTTCCGCGAGGACGGCCTTACCACTCCCAAGCGCATCTCCGGCAACATACGCATCCACAACAGTTATGACGAGGCCAAGCGCGATTATGACAACCGCGTGGCTGCCATACAGTTCATGGACGCTCTCGAGGATGAGCAGGTTGACCAAGACAGCTACGACGAATCTGACGAAGCTATCTGGAACAATGAGGCAGCACTTGAGCAGGGGAGGTTCCAATGACACAGTTAAGTGAGTGGACTAAACGTCTCGGCCAACAGCATTGGCAGATACGCGGCGAGCCGACTACGTTGTGTGGGATGCCGATGCTCGGCAATAATTATGCCAGACACCTAACTGAGGATGACAAAACGCCTTGTCCCCAGTGCCAAAACCAGATCCAGATGTTCAGGTTGGATGAACATGAGTGATATGCGCTACATTGTGCGGGATACCCAGACAGGCGAAAAGTTTGTCTGGGATCTTACGCAGGTCTTGGAAGAAATAAACCGAGACAGGTCAGCAGACTGGACACCCTACACCAAGGATGATTGGAACCAAGGATGGGACAACTTCGTGGATCATCTCGAGATCATCGGGTTTATGCGTAAGTCTGTAGCCGATAGCATTTATAGCTGACACAACAAGATAACAAAGGGGGTGTCATTGATTGTCCCCTTTGTTACTTTATTATTGTAACAACGCTCGTAGAAAGGAGCAGACAGATGCAACCAGGATTTTACACTATTGAGAAGTATCACGCGTCTACAGATGACTGGGCGTATGTGGCTGGATTTAAAGATGAGGCAAAGGCTTTTGAGTATGCCGAAACAAATCTCTTTGATCACTACATCCGTATCAGGCGCGATGGCGAGCACATTTGTGAGGCATTGCCCATGAGCAAAGCAGAGCAGCGTCTGCTTGGTTTGCGGTGAGTAAACCAGAGTCCACACTGTGGAAAAATCTCCGTGAGGGAACTAAGGAGCTAGGCGTGTTTTGGACGCGCCTAGAGTCTTGGTCTAGTCCTGGAGTACCCGACTTGCACGGCATACTTGACGGCCATGCTTTTTGGCTTGAGCTGAAGGTCCATAGGTTAAACTCATTAAACAAGATCGCGCTTCGTCCTCATCAAATTGCTTGGCAGATAAGATATAGCGGACAATCTGGTAATGTCTGGAACTTGGTTAGTCATCCTTCTTCCCGAACTATAAATATATTTCATGGTTCAAGAGCCATGGAGATAGCAGGACAAACAGAGAAAGACGGACCATTGTCCCCTGACTGGAGCTCAGGGATTCCTTACGATTGGGCAGGGGCCATCAATCATATTCTATCATCCTCGTCTCCCATCACAAGGGAGGAAGAGGTCTAATTTTATCGTCAATCATCCTCTGTCCAGAGTCAACTCATCAATCTTCCTCAATCATTGTCGGCTGACGATTTACGAGGATCCGCAGACCCGATGATGATAGATGATGACGCCGATGTTTTTTGACAATTAATGACTTGTCAATAAAAATCCTAGGTGCTACTCTATACTCATAAGCAATGGTGCTTATAGAGATGTCGTAGAAAGGACATGTCATGACTGCTAAAAAATCTGTTAAAAAGTCCACCGCAACTAAAGTCGTAAAAGAGAAAGTTCTCATGGTTACCGACAAAGAGATCTCATATGACGAGATCTGGCAGTGGGTCCAGGAAAATGCTGGCGGTAACGAGGCGAACGTCCACATAGCAATTTGTGAGAACGTTGATATGGGGTCGGCCCAGCCTGTCCCATTCGGTTATGGTGGCAAGCCGGGAGGCGTCCGGCAACAAATCCAAGACTGGATGTTGTATGGCGTAGACGGCGACACGTCGTTAAAGGCAGCACTCAATAAGGCAGCACCATTAGGACACTCGCGCAAAAAGCCAGTCTGCCTACACGCTTTGATGCACGGGGGATACTCCCCGTCCAGCAAATACTGGATGACTCCGTTCATCAAGTTGGTGGTCAAGGGATACGTTGAGCATCAGGGCTAACAATCGGGGGGACGTCCACGGGCGTCCCCTTTCACCGAGGACCATCGTTGAGGAGGAGGGATGATGACTCCCATCCTAGACGAAGACCGATATATATAGGCCTAAGTCTATATATATCAATCAATGTCCCTCTAGATGTATCATCGGTCGTCGTCAATCATCGTCAAAAATCGTCGAGCTGCTCGACCATTTTGGAATGGTCGGCAATGGTCGATGGTGCAATACCAATAGCAACGCAACCAAAGGAGCAGCGCGATGTGGATACTGATACTGATGGTTATCGGCCTCGGTTTATGGTCGTTAATAAAAATTAAAAAAAGTTAGGCTGGGGGGTTGTTATTGACTTTCGCCTATGCCATATTGAACTTGTAAGCAATACCGCTTACCGCCAAACCCGTAGAAAGGGGTAACAAAATGGCAAACGCAGTTAAGGGTAAGGCCACCCAAAAGGCCACGGTTAAGCCAGCCACCGTTAAGGCTGCAACCCTGCAACACGCAGGTACCGAATTAACCTATGCCGATATTTGGCAGTTTGTGCAGCAGCACGCAGGTGGCAACCTGCATAATGTGCAGGTTGTGCCGCTGGCAAACGTGCAGCTAGACCAGCCGCAGCCTGTACCGTTTGGCTTTAACGGCAAGGCAGGTGGCGTGCGCGCCACAATACAGGGCTGGTTGCTTAACGGTGTTAACGGCAGCAACAGCCTTGCCGCAATACTGGCAGCAGCCAAGCCGCTAGGCCACAGCAGCAAAAAGCCAATTTGCTTGCTGGCTTTGCTAAACGGCGGGTACAGCCCTAGCAGCGCGGTATGGGGTACCGGCTACGTTAAACTGGTAGCGCAGCCGCAGCCTACCAAGTAACCGCAGCGCGGGGGTGCCTAGGGTACCCCCGCCACCTTGGCCCCGCCTAGCGCGGGGCTTTTTTTGTGGCCCCCGCGAGACCGTCCCCTTGGCTGTACCTCGGTGTATAGCCAAGTTTTGGACAAATCGTGAGATAACAAAAAAGTTTCAGGATATTGACCCTACTCGATCAAAAACCGAGACGACGTACCCCTGTTCATGCTGAAACGTCATAGGTTCATTGCCCTTGAAAAATTTTCGATATATTTATAAAATATTCGCTTTATTGAGGAACCTTGGTTTATGGACATTCAACTAGTCCCTGAAGAGCAATTAAAAAAGTACGCCCATTTATTAGACCGTGCAAAAGAGATTAGCCAAGCAGAGGCCAGCCAGAATGATTTTATGGAGTATGTAAAAACGGTTTGGCCTGAGTTTATAAATGGCCGCCACCATAAGATTATGGCTGAGAAGTTTAACCGCATAGCTAGTGGAGATTTAAAGCGGTTAATTGTGAATATGCCCCCGCGCCATACTAAGAGTGAATTTGGCAGTTATTTATTGCCGAGTTGGTTGATGGGTAAGAACCCACGTTTAAAGATAATGCAGACAACGCACACGGCTGAGTTAGCTTTTAGGTTTGGCCGTAAGGTGCGTAATTTGATGAACTCTGCGGAGTATACTAAGGTTTTTAGTGGAGTAGAGTTACGCGCTGACAGCCAAGCTGCTGGCCGATGGGAGACTAGTAAGGGTGGAGAATATTTTGCGGCTGGTGTAGGTGGTGCGGTGACGGGTCGTGGAGCGGATTTGCTGATTATTGATGACCCCCACAGTGAACAAGATGCACTTAGCCCCACTGCATTAGAACATGCTTATGAGTGGTATACATCAGGACCGCGCCAGCGTTTGCAGCCGGGAGGTGCGATTGTAATAATTATGACCCGTTGGGCAGAGAATGATTTAACGGGCAAATTGATAAAGCAACAGGGTAGAGATATACTGGCAGATAAGTGGGAAGTAGTAGAGTTTCCTGCTTTGATGCCTGAGAGTGATGACCCCCTCTGGCCTGAGTTTTGGAAAAAGGAAGATTTGCTTTCTGTTAAGGGAAGTTTGTCAGTAGGTAAGTGGGAAGCTCAATGGCAGCAGAACCCTACTGGCGATGTTGCTGCGATATTGAAGCGTGATTGGTGGCAGGTGTGGCAGAAAGAGGATATCCCGCGTTTAGAATATGTAATGCAGTCTTATGATACAGCGTTTAGTAAAAAGGAGACTGCTGATTACAGTGCGATTACCACATGGGGTGTTTTCCACCCAGAAGAAGGTGGGCCACCAAACATTATCCTAGTTGATGCTAAACGTGGTAGGTGGGACTTTCCCGATTTGCGGCGGTTAGCTTTAGATGAATATAAGTATTGGGAACCAGAATGTGTGTTGATTGAAGCAAAAGCTAGTGGTATGCCGCTTACTCAAGAATTACGCAATATGGGTATACCAGTGATGAATTATACACCAAGTAGAGGTAACGATAAGTTTACAAGAGTCAACTCTATTGCGCCGTTGTTTGAAAGTGGTTTAGTATGGGCTCCGGATACACGTTGGGCAGAAGAAGTCGTAGAAGAGTGTGCGGCGTTTCCTGCGGGAGAGCACGACGATTACGTTGACACAGTTACCCAAGCCTTACGCAGATTTAGAGAGGGTGGATTTATACAACACCCCGAAGATTATGAAGAAGATGAAGCTGTTCCTGTGCAAAGGATATATTACTGATGGCAACAAACCCGCGCCCGAGTAACATTGACCGTTCTTTAATCCAAGCCCCTGATGATACTTTTAGTGGTTTAGAAGATTCCCTGCTTGAGAAAGAGGCAGATTTTTTAGAAATTACAGTTGAACCGTCTGAAGAAGGTGGCGCAGAGGTTGTATTTGGCGAAGATAGCCCAGTGGGTGAAGAACCAGATGATTTTTATGGGAATCTGGTAGAATCATTAAGTGATGATACATTAGCTGATATTGCTAGTTATGTAAGCCAAAGTGTAGATGATGATAAGACTAGCCGTGATGAGTGGGTAGAAACTTACACAAACGGTTTAGAATTACTTGGCTTGAAGTATGAGAACCGTACAGAACCATTTGATGGTGCTACTGGTGTTATCCACCCCATATTGAATGAAGCTGTAACGCAGTTTCAAGCTGGTGCATATAAAGAGATGTTGCCCAGTGGTGGGCCAGTGCGCGGGAATATTGTTGGTGAGGCTACCCCAGAGGTAGAAGCACAGGCAAAACGCGTCCAAGATTACATGAATTACCAAATTATGTATGAGATGGAAGAGTATGAGCCTGAATATGACCAGATGCTTTACTATTTGGGCTTGAGTGGCAGTGCTTTTAAGAAAATTTACCGTGATGATGTGCTCGGTAGGCCGGTAAGTAAGTTTGTACCGGCTGAAGATATTGTTGCACCGTACACGGCAACTGATTTGGCATCAGCAGAACGAGTGACCCATATCATTCGGATGTCAAAAAATGAACTTCGTAAACTCCAAGTGAACGGTTTTTACCGCGATTTAGAGGTAAAAGGCGATAATACTACCGAAACTGACGATGTGCGCGAGGCTTATGATGAATTATCAGGCCGTGAAGCTGCTGGTGATAGCGAAGAAGTAACTTTGTATGAGTGCCATTGTTATTTAGACCTTGAAGAATATCCCGATGTAGGCGAAGATAATGAAGAAACAGGCATAAAACTGCCTTATATCGCCACAGTGAGCGCAGATAGTGACGAAGTTTTGTCTGTGCGGCGAAATTTTGCTCAAAATGACAAAATGAAGAAGAAAATACCTCATTTTGTTCAATATAAGTTCACTCCAGGACTTGGTTTTTATGGTTTTGGCCTAATTCACCTGCTTGGGAACTTGAGTAGGACAGCTACGGCGAATTTACGGCAGCTTATTGACTCTGGAACGCTGAGTAATATGCCAGCAGGATTTAAAGCTCGCGGGTTGCGGATTGCCGATGAACAAATGCCTCTCCATCCGGGGGAATTTAGGGATATTGACATCCCTGGAGGCGATATTCGCACAAGTTTGATGGCTTTGCCTTATAAAGAGCCGTCTGGCACACTGTTTCAGCTTATGGGCTTTGTAATTGAGTCTGCACAACGATTTATTGGCACTACAGATATTGGTGTTGGTGATGGCAGACAAGAGATGCCGGTTGGCACTACTATCGCACTACTAGAACGTGGCGCAAAAATCATAAGTGCGGTGCATAAAAGG